CACCTGTACCAGCCATTACCAACCGAGGTGATGCTGCCACCTGCACTAGCAGTGCCGGCACTTAGGTTAAATGTCACATACCCCGAAGATGCCGCATTTTGAAAGTAAAGCACCACGCTCGTTTGCTCTGCCGCTTTCAGATAAACACTGTATGCATACGTGGTTCCGATAGTGGCAGTTACCTGTGATCCACTTCTGTTAATGCTTTTCTGATTTGTTCCAGTCGATGCTTTCACTTTATCGGCTGTAAGCGATCCGTCAGGGGCTACGATTGCATTTGCAGCAACCGAACAATTGGTAGCGGTCCACGCCACATTATCGAACTGCTCCGAATACGTCAGCAGATTTGTGCTCGACCCCTCTATCAGTAACCCCAAGCTCTCACCCGTAGCCGGATTGTGATAAAACCGTGCCACCCCGGCTGGCGCAGTCATCAACACCGGGATGTAATTGGTGATGGGCTGCGCTGTTGTTTCTGTGTAGGCTGTTACGCCAGAGCGTTGCTCAAGCTGAGCACCCCAGAGGTGTGCCCCAGAAGTTCCAGACGCGGTGGCGACTCCTGACGCATCAGCATCGGAAAGGCCAATAATTGCGTAGTTGGCGGTGGCCGTGGTAAACGTTACATAACACCGATACCACCCTCCGCCGACATCCACTATTTCAGAGCCCGATATGTCTGCCCCTTTGGTGCCCTTAACTCCGGTTGTCAGGTTAAACCAAGCCCCCCTTGCTGTGGTGTTATCGAAGGCAATATATAGATGTGAAAACCCGGACGCTTTTGCATATACAGATACCGTAACAGCACCCGCAAACGTCATAGGCGAACGCGACGCCATTCTCCAGCTTCCACTTGAGGAAGGGTAAATCAGGTCTGCTGTACTCGTGCCATCTGGTGCTGTCGTTGCGTCTGCCGTGATGGATACGCTAGATCTTGTCCACGCCGCATTGTCGAATTGCTGCGAATACGTCAGCAGGTTTTCCTCCGCTTTCGCAAAAGTCTTGCCGTCGTAGTAAGTGGCCGCAGTAGCACGGGTGAACTCTATGCGCGGGTCAAGCGTTTTTGTGCCAGCGAAATCAAGGTTCAGGGTGGGCTTCAGTGCCGGAAATATGTCTTTAATCATGATTTATCCTTTATGCCAACGTCAACGTGTTGGATCGCACCACACCATCATCGCCGCGAACCTTGAAAACCAAGGTTGTGTTATTTGTGAGCTGCACCACCAATTCGCCCAGTCCTGCTGGCGAAACAGAGGCGGCTGGCGCAATCGCGAATTGGGATTTCCCCATATACGCCAGGGCGCCCAGGTATTGATTGAGCGGAATCTGATTTGGATCGGTGCCAATGTCTGACTGCTCGACAACGACTGACAGCAAAACCCAGTTTGTCGTGTCCGCACTCGGGTCGGTGGTGCCAGCGCCCGCGATTAGGCGGCGATAGCTGCGGCCGTTGAGCGGGCTGTGGACCAGGTATCCGGCGGTATAGGTGGTGCCGGAGACCCACAACTGGCCACCGAGGGCGGCGGCGGCATTGGCGGCGGCGGCATTGGCCGCCAGGGCGGAGGCGGAGGCCTCGCTGGCCTTGGTGGTGGCAGTGGTGGCGGCGGCGTTGGCGCTGGCGTTCAGGGCGTTGTTTTCGCTGTTCTGCGCGTTGGCCTGGGTGACCACAACCGGCAATTCGCTCAAAAACACATCCATGCGATCCGAAAATGTTTCCGGGTCGTTTTGGCTCGGCATCGGGGTGCTGAGTGGCGTGATGGCAATGGTCATTAAATCATGCTCCTGATTTCTAAATTACATTCCGAGTGATTCGCATAGGATATTGTCACGCCGAAGTCCTGAAAAAACCCGAAGGTAATTAGTGGAGAGAAATTATATTCGGCGCTCCCGATCCATACACAAGGCGTGGCGGTCAATTCCTGAAGTTTCTTGCTGACGTAACGCAATCGGCTATTGCTCAAAAATACCGGAACATTGATTCTCTTTGCGTTATTGCGGCGGATGAACGTGGTTGTGCCGAATGCGTCGGTGTCGATTACCGAGTAATCGACAATGCCCAGTTGCGCGCCATATTTTGTGTCGCCTATCTCGATAGCCGACCCGACAATTAGCGCGCCCAGACGGGGTGTTGAGCCTGATGTGAGCGTGATCGTGATCTGCCCCGTGCCGTAAACCGGAATATCGGTCAGCACCACCTCGCGCAAAAAATCACGAGGCTCGAAGCAGTAGGTGTAGAAATCGACAATCTGGGTGTTGTCCAGATCGACCGTGCGGCTGTAGACCGTGGCGCCGACCCCATCGACCATGCTGATGGTTAGGCCGGTGGCGTCCATGCCGATCAGTGCCAGGCTGTTGATCAGGCCCGGCTGAATAACGACGGTGAGGACGCCACCTGAGCCTACGGTCTGGGTGTTGATTTCGGTGTCGAACATCGCCCATCGGTTTGTTGGGCCGACGTCGCTCCACCAGGTAGGCTCGGACTCCGGCGTGTGGCCGGTGTTGGCATCCTGAAGGCTCTCGTAAATGCGGTGAGTCGTGGCACGGATCACCCGGGCGCCCACGGCGTAGGTGGTGCCGGTGTCGTAGGCGGCGTGATCGGTCTCCGGCACCGTGGAGCTGATCAGCATGGCGGTGGTGATTGCGGTGGGCTTGATCACTCTCATGCAGCGACCTCCACCCGGACAGCCAGGGCGTCGCCATCCGGCATGACGCGATCCAGCAGGCGATTGGTGCGCGCCGTGTGGGTCACCACAGCCCGCACTTCGGCCCGAAGGTCCGCGTTATCCGCTCGCAGGGCGCGGACCTCGGCAATCAGGGCGGTGGCGTCGATGCTGCTGCCGGCCGGTGCGGCGCTGTGGATGGGGATGCCGTAGCGGCGCAACCCCGTCATGGTGCTGGCGTCAATCACGGCCTCCCCGGCGTGTAGCCGAGCTGCGTAGTCGTCATACGGCACCCGGGCCAGGCCGTCCGCGTGGCCGGGCAGCTCGTAGCCCAGCAGGTCGCGGATCTGGGTGAGCACATCGACGGTGGCGTCACGGCTGCCCTGGATGGCGGCGAGGATCTGCTGATCGATGCTCTCCAGCCCCTCGCTGAGTGCCAGCAGTCCGGTGTCGATGGCGCCCAGCAGGCTAAGGCTTTCCGACTCGTAGCCCTGGGGTGCCTGGGTATCCAGGCGGGCGGCGATGGTCTCAGACTGGCTGATAGCCAGGGCGGCGCGGCGCTGGTACTCGATTCGACTGCTGGATTCACCGGCCAGGCGGGTGAGTAGATCGGGCAGGAGGGTGGTGAGGGTGTCCGCGTAGCCGGCCAGGGTCTCGCCGCCGGTGGACAGGGCCAGGGTGTAGGACTGGTCGTACTGCCGGGCGATGCTGGCGGCCGCTGATGCGTTGCCGCCCAGGGTCAGGCGGGCGGCGCTGGCGGCATCACGCAGGCGGGCGGCGCTGTCGCCCATCAGATCGGCGAGGGCGGCCTGGGCCTGGTAGTAGCGCATGGTCTCGCCGCGCAGGGATTCGAGGGCGCTGATCGCGTCCTGGGCATCACCGGCATAGCCGGTCAGGGCGGCGCTGTAGGCCTCCTGGGCGGCAGTCAAAGCTGCCTGGGCATCGGCGATGCTGAGGGCTTGGCCATAGAGCGCATTGCCGGCAGTCAGGGCGGCCTGGGCAGGGGTGAGGGCCCGCGCGGCGGCGCCATACTCGTCCTGGTAGGGATCGGCGGTGGCGAGAAGGGGTTTCACGCGATTTACCCAGAGCTCGTACCACGCGGCGGTGGGGGCGGCCGGCAGGGTGTTGCTCGCGGGGGCTGACCACCCGGAGCCGCGCTCGCTGATGTACGCGCTGGCGCCGTAGGGGGCGAGCATGGCGGCATACTGCGCGCTCAGCGGGGCGATGGCGGCCTTGGCTGCGCTCATGCGCGCACTCGCGGCGGTGATGGTCTCGCCCAGGGTGGCGGCCTGCTGCGCCCAGGCGGCCCGGTCGCTGGCGGCCATTACCCCGGAGAGGCTGGGCAGGGACGGGCCGGAGACGCCGGCGAGGGCCTCCCGCAGTTGGGCAGCGGTGGGCACGGCGAGCGGGGAAATCTCCTGCAAACTGCTGTTCACGGCCGCCCGGGTGCTGGCGATGCTGGCGGAGAGCTGGGTGACGGTATCCCGCAGCGTGTTGAGATATTGCAGCTCGGCCTGGTACCGCGTCGTGGCGGCGGCCTGCAATTGCCCCTCCAGCTCGATGCGGGTTTGCACGTCCTGGGTCTGACCCAGTAGGGCATAGAGGCCCTGCATCTCCCGGCCCGCCGCACGGGCGGCGGCTTCGGCATCGGTGATCTGGCCGGCGACGGTGGCGATGGTGTCGCTGAGGCTGGCGCGCAGGGCGGAGACAGTGCCCAGGGTGGTGATGAGCCGCTGTAGGGCGTCCGTTGCGGCCTCGCCATCGCGGGCGAATCGTGCCCAGTAGTTGCCCAGGGTGAGGGTGGCCATGCCGTCGAGGACGGTGGCGATCCAGGCCTGCGCGCCCTCTTGTGCACCCTCGTAACTGGCGGTGTAGGTGCGCAGGCGGGCGACGGCATCCGGCCCGCCGATCTGCCCCAGCAGGGCGGCGACCTGGCCGAGGCCGGCGCTCATCGTGCTGGTGTCCATGCCGGCGGCGGTGCGCCAGTTGGAGTCGCTGCCGAACCAGCCTCCATCCTGCTCGTAGTCGGCATAGCTGTAGCCGTTGACGGCGCGGCCGCCGACGACGGAGAGGTTGACGCCGGCGCCGGTCTGTGTGGTTTTGCCCCCGAAAATCTTGTCTCCAAACAGCGCCATGCCGGCCATGGCAGCCCAGCCCCACACGGGGATGGCGGATAGGGCGCCGGAGATCGCGCCGGTCGCCCCGGCGCTGGCAGCCATGCCGGCCTCTTGCGCCACGAGCATGGCGGTCTGGGCGCTACCGACGGCGGTGCCGTAGCTGGCTGCGGCGGCGACATTGGCGGTGCTGGCGCCCAGGACGCTACCGATGGAGGTGGCGCCAGACATCAGCCCACTGGCGGTATTGCTGAGCACGCCGGCCGTGCCGCTGAGGCTGCTGGCGGTGCTGAGTAGGGATAGTGGGTTGGCTGAGGCGGCGCCAGCACCACCCATGCCCACCATGCCCATCAGCGCCTGCGCGCCGTACTGGGCAATCGGCTGGATGATCGGGCGCAGCACCAGGGTGTTGAACAGGTTTTTCAGGGTGTCGCGGAAGTTCTCCGCCCATCCTTTGCCCCCTTCGAAGCCGCGCATGAGGGCGTCGGTGAGGCTGCGCTCGATGTCGGCGGAAGCGGTTTTCCAGGCCTCTTGCGCGGCTTTGGCTTCATCGGCCAGAGCCTGTTTAATGTCGCCCTGGCCCAGGAAGGTTTTCTTTTCCTTCAGCAGTTTGATTTGCTCGCCCAGGGCGGCGATGTAGTCGGCGCTCTCTGCGGTGAGTTCCGTGCTGGCGTAGCGCTGTTCGGCCGCGGCGATGGCGTCATCCATGCGCGACTGGGTCAGCGTGGACATCTGCGCACCGGTGAGCCCGATCTCCTCGTTGCGCTGGCGCAGCGCGTCGATCTCGCTGGCGAGGCTGGCGGCGCCGGCTTGTGCGGCCTCGGTCATGGCCTGGGTGTGGGCGTCTACCAGAGTGTTGTATTGGGCCTGGAGTTCGGCGGCGGCGAAGGCGGCATCGTTGAGTGAGTCCGCATAGGCGTCGATGGCGTTTTGTTGGATCTTCACCAGCGTTGCAGAGCGGGCAAAAATCGCTTCGGCTTCGGTCTCGGCTTTGGCGATTTCCAAATCCAGATCCGCGTTCTTGATGACCGCTAGGCGTTGAGCCGCGGCCTCTGCGGCTTTTTTTGCGGCCCGGGCGTTGGCTGATGGTGTGCCGTCGTAATTGTTTTCAGGCTTGGCGGCGGCCTTGTAGTTTTTGTTGATGGCCGCTTGTAGCAGTTGGGCGTCCTGCGCGCTGTCCATGAGGTATTTCTGATTGCCCATGCGCACGGTGCGGCGGATATCGTCAAAGGTGCGCTTGACCGCGTCGACATAGCCCGGGCTTTGTCCGATGCCCACCATCTGGCGATTGACGCTGTCCATGTAATGGGCGCGTGCGTGGTCCAAGTCATTGATTGCAGCGTCGATGGCGGCAGGGTCTGCGCCCATGGCCTTGAGTGATTTCAGTGCGTCCCGCTTGATCCAGGTCTGCACGTCCACACCCACGGCCTCGAAGCTGGTGCCCATCTGGCTGAATACGCGCTTAGTCAGCACGGCTTGCTCGGCCACGTGCGCCAGGCCGGTGGCCATGCTTTCCAAGTATCCCTCAACGGCCGGGCGGGTGCTCACCAGGGATCGGACGTTTTCATCCAGACCACCGGTGGCGGTCTTGGCCTCCAACAGGTTTTCCGAGACCGCCAACAGGGTCGGCATCATCGACATACCGAGTTGTTGCGTCAGGCCGCTGACGTTGGCCTGGAGCCGGGTCAGGTTGTCGTTGAAGGCTTCAGCCTGGCGGGCGGTTTCACCGTCGATCACCAGCCCAAACCGCTGCGCTTCCGCCGTCAGTTCGGCGATGCCGTCCCGCCCCTGGTTGAGGAACGGGATCATGGTCAGGCCTTCTTTGCCGAACAGCTTGACGGCGTCGCGGGCTTTTTGCGCGCCATCCGGCATCTGCTGGAAGCGCTCAGCCAGTTGCATCAGGGCGGTTTCCGGATCTTCCAGGGAGATGCCGAGGCGGCGGAACGTTTCGACGAGGTCTCTGTTGCCGCCGCGAGCATCCACCATGTTGATCGAAAGGCTCTTCAGGCCCTTGGTCAGACCCACCAGACTGACGTCGGCGAGCTGGGCTGCGTACTTGAGGCCCGAGAGCGATTCGACGCTAAAGCCGGTTTTTTGCGAGAGCTTGTTGAGTTCGTCGGCGGTGTCGATGGCGCTGTGTTTGATGGATTGAAAAGCAGCCACGCCGGCACGCCCGACACCGATCAGATGACCAACGATTTGCGATCCAAAAATGAGCGACAACCGGGTGTTGACACTTTCTGCGGCATCTTTGATCAGCCCGAAATTGCGCACTGAAACGTTTTTTGCCTCTGCCAGGTCACGCGAGAGCCCCGCAACATTGGCGCTCATTTCCACCGTTAGTTTGCCAAACTTGATCGCCATTCTGTTCCGTCCTATACCGACAACAAGGAGAAAATCATGCTTGAATTTCTAGGTTCGCTTTTGTTCGCTGCACTGATCATCTATCTCGCGCCATCGCTGATTGCTGTCAGCCGCAATGTTCGCGGCTGGGTGGATGTGGTCTTGATCAATCTGCTGGGTGGCTGGACCGTTATCGGCTGGTTTTGGGCGCTGTATCTGGCGATCAACAACCCGACCCGCGCGGAATTCAATCGCCGTTACGGGCTGCCCGACGACTGAAGCGCGGCGCGGTCCATGTCGATCAATGTTTTCAGTTCCCTTGGTCATGTTCGCCATCGCACTAACCCTCTTTCCGCTGGCCGCGGCAATCACCGCGGCGGTGGTCATTCCGCTGCTACTGGGTCGCGTCGCCTGGCTCTGGTGGACCTTGGTCCACCGGCCTCGCTGAACGCTGCCAGGGCGGCGGCCTCCATCACCTGCAGGCCGGCGAAAATCTCCGGCCACGCCTGCCTGCTCACCTGCAGACCCCGCAGCACAGTGGGTGTGATGGCGCTGTAATCCAGCCCGGTCACACCCCCCATCGGGGCCGCCCGCCACTGGGTAGCGAGGGCCTGGAACACCCGCACCACCGCGATGTTGCGGGGCCATACCTGGTAGTGCTCCGGCTGGTCGCCCTGCATCTGGGCGACCAGCCGGTCTATTTCATCATCCGGTGCGCCGAATAGCCGTAGCTCTCGGCGCAGCTCGGTATCGTCCGGCTTGCCGCCTAGAGCCCAGTGGCGGCCGGCGGCGGCGAGTTTTTTATCTTCGGGTCCCCCGCCAGCTCGGCCAGGTAGGCGCGCAGGATCTGAGTACCCAGCCCGGGGTAGGCGGCCAGCATCTCGGCCAGGGTGGCGTCGGAGAAATCGGCATCGAAGTCCTTGCGGCTCCAGCCGCACACCAGCTTTTTGCAGGCCTCGCTGTCATCGCCGGCGTCTTTGAGCACGTCCTGCAGCTCCTGCTGGGTCTGGTGCCGTCCCTCCAGGGTGCAGGTGACGCGACCCACGCCGGGGGCGTGCAGGCTGGCCTTGAAGTTGAATGAGTCTTTGGGTTTGATCGCAAACATGAGGAATCCCGTTATTTAATGGTGATGACCAGCTCGTCGTTGCCGGCGTTGGGGGTGGCCACCAGGTCGAAGGCGATCAGCATCTGGCCGTCCACCTCCTGGCGGGTGGGGTTGGTCAACTGAATCTTGGGTCCGTCGACTTGCACGATGTTGCCGGCCGTGGTGCCGTGCACCACCTGGAACGCCTGCAATGCGCCCGACTCCACCAGGGCGATCAGGGCACGCTCTTCGGTGGCCGAGGCCTCCAGCACCACCTTGATCATCGGTTCCCGGTCGGTGATTTCGACGCTCTCGCGGCCGATCAGGGGGGTGTGCTGCACTGCGTTGGAAAGGTTGACGTTGCAGCTCTGCCAGACGTAGGTGCTGCTGCCGATCGTGATCAGGCCGGAGTTGGTGTCGTTGACCGCCAAGGGGGCGGTGTAGGTGGGTAGGGTGCCGGTGGGGTTGGCGGTGACGGTGGGGGTTCCGCCATAGAGGCCCTGGAAATCAAAATTGAACATGGGCACATCACCCACCGCCATGGCCAGTTCCACGGTGCCGCGAGCGCCCAGTAGTTTGTAGAGCAGGCCGTCATCGTAGCCGTAGATCGTGACTGACTCGAACGCGGCGGATACCGGTTTGTATTCCGCCTTGGTGCTGGTGGTGAGGGTCTGGGCCAGGCCGCAGGCGCGCAGGAGGGCGGCGTAGGCCGGGGCGGTGCCGGCGGCGCCGGAGCCGGCAGCCTCGACGCCGAACTTGACGGAGGCCTTGGCGTTGGCCAGTACCTGGCCTGGCGTGCCCAGCCAGGGGCGCAGAATCTTCCGCTTGGTGAATGCGGCTTCGATGCCGTTGAGCTGGATGTCACCGCACAGGATGGCGTTGTCGATCAGGGGTACCGAATCCGTCCCGGAGGTGGTTTCGATCTTGCTCAGCAAAACGCGCTTTTTGGTCAGACGCATGGTGGATTACTCCTCGGGGGAAATGGGGGCCGGGGCAGAGCTGCCGACCGGTGCAGACGTCTGCACTGTGCCGGCGGGTTGGGTGCGCTCAACCAGGCGGCGGCGGCCGGGGGTGTCGCCGGGGGTGTCGATCACGTAGCTGCCGCCCTGGCCGGCGTATTCATCGGCGTATTCATCGGCGTACTGATCGGGCGGGGTGGTGGGCTTGGTGGTGGGCATGGCGGTTGGCATGAGAGCTAGGCCTCTTTGGATGTCTCGGTGGTCCGATACCGAACCTGGAACGTCATGGTGATGCGGGCTGTGCCCTCGCCCAGGTCATTGGTGGCGCGGAGAGTGGGGCCCTCATCGAGGTCGTAGCTCAGGCCGCCCAGCGTGGGCGCGGCCAGAATGCGGCCCGCGGCCTCGCTGGCGATGGGGTCTGCCGACACCAGGGGAGTGGCGCCGGCGGTGAGTACGCTGACGTGGATCTCTACAGCCCGGTTTTTGATACCCAGAACATGGCTCGTGGGCACATCCTCATTGCCGGTCTCGACCGTGATTTTCGGAAACGTGGCGGAGTCGATCGCGTCCAGGGGGTCGCGTAGCACGTCCTGCGCCGTCAGCCCGGACAGGGGGGGCGCGGTGAGCAGGGTGACGATGGCCTGGGCAATCAGTTCGGCTTTGCTGTAGGGCATGGCGTCAGGCCTTGCGGAGGGTGATGCGAGTCAAGGCGCCATCGTCTATCGGCCAGGTCTCGCGGGTCTTGTAGGCCACGCCATCCACCTGGATGGTGGTTCCTGCGGAAACAGCCGGCAGGGTGGTGGTTCGCACCGTGATGGCGTAGTCATTCGACACCCCTGTGCCGTCAAAGACGTCTGCACCGGGCTGGTCGAAATAGGCGCGCAAGGTCGTTCCGCCGATCACTACAGGGACTGTGGCTTCGTCCATGCACAGCGCCAGATCCTCGTCGCCAAACATCAGTCAGCGACCTCGGTCTTGGCGGCCTTGTCTTTGGCTTTCGCGGCGGCGAGTTCAGCGGCGGCCCGGAGCATGTCCTTGGTGGCGGTGTGGCGGCCGGTCTTGTCCGGGTCATCCTTGCGGTCGACGTACAGGCAGCGGCCGGCCTGGGCGAGCTTGGCGGCCTCCGCCTTGGGCACGTCGACGATGTCGCCAACGTCCTGGTGTAGGCCACCACGGTCGTCGCCGTAGTTGATCTGGGTGGCCTCGATTACGATCTGTTTCATTGCGATCTCCTGGTTCCTTCGCGTCTCCCCATCGCGGGCATGTCCCGCGATGGGTCGCACGGCTTGGGTGGGGTATGGGTTAAGCGGTCAGCGCGTCCTTCATGGCCGCGAAGCTGGCAACGCGGCGCAGGGCGACATCCACATCCTGCAGTGCGATGACGCGCTTGGTTCCGCTGGTGGCGCCGGCATAGGGGTCGAGCATCACATCCAGGCCGCCCCACATGCCGATCATCAGATCGGCCCAGTTGCCGTAGGCGATGGCGGAGCAGACGCTTTCGCTGGTGCCCTTGGTGAGGGTGTTGGGCATGGCATTGGTGGTGAGGGCGCTGTAACCCAGCACCTCGCCTTCCCCCGGGCGTCCGGCGACGCTGGACCACACGGCCTTGCCGTTGGTGCTGGCGAATTCCTGGGTTTTACGCAGCTTGCCGCGCACCCGGGTGTTGGTGAGGTAGGCCAGGCGACCCATTTCGGCGTTGGCGTTGGCCACGGCAGATTCCAGGTCAACCATGTGCTCGTAGGTAGGCGCCAGGCCGTTGGTCCCGCCTGCTACCGAGCCGATGCCCGAGGTGTTGAGCAGGCCCACCGGCTCATTGGTGCCACCGCCCACCAGGGCGGCTTGCTGGATGCCCAGGCCGATGATGGCGGCCAGGTCGGCGCGGATGAACGCTTCCACATCCAGGCTGGATTGCAGCAGCAGGCGGCGGCTGTAATCGGTGTATGCGCCGATGGTCTTGGGCGTCATGGTGACCTGCGCGATGGTCTGCTGACTTTCGGTGGGTGCGCCGGATTCCGCCACCCAATAGGCGGTAGCGGCACCGGTCTGGCTGGGAATGGCGATATTGCCGTTGAGGTCGCGGAACCAGGTGGCGCCCAGGCGATCCAGCACCATGGCGTTGCGCAGGAGGTCAATGAAGCTGGAGCCCAGCAATTCGGTGGCCACCAGGTTGCCACCGGCGCCGGCCGTACCCACCACCAGGTCGCGGTAGGCATAAGCGGCATCGCCACCGCGCTGCAGGGCGCGCTGCTGCAACTGGCTGGCGACGGCGCCGGCCATGGCGCCATTCATGGACATGCCGCGGGCGAGTACGTCCAGGGGGATGGTGATGGCGGCTTCGCGGGTCTTGTCGCGGCTGTCGCCGCGTTTGTCCTGGGCAGCGCGGGCGCACTCGACTTCAAAGGGGGCGATGCGCTGGGCGTTGAGCGGGTCGGCGGCGGCCAGCAGTGCGCGGCAGAAGCTGTACTGCTCCACGTCCTTGCGACTCATGCCGATCTCGGGGGATTCGGCGGGGCGCAGGGTGCCGCGGGTCACCAGGCTGTCCAGTACCTGGGCGCGGAAGGCATCCACGGTCAGGCCGGAGTCGATGGCTTTGTCGGCCAGTTCGCCCAGGCTGTGGGCGCGGCCCATGGCGCGGATTTCACGGGCGCGTTCGCGCTCTGCGGCCAGGGTGTCGGTTCCGCTGGCCTGGATGTCGGCGGCGCGGGTGGCGGGGGCGGAAGGGGTGGGGGCCGCCGGGGTGGGTGCTGCATCGGGCATGGTTCGCTCCAGGTAATTACCGGCGGCGCCGGCGGGGGGAAGGTCCACCACGCGATAGCGCGGCGACGGTTGCTCTTGCTGGCTACGGCCCAGGCCGACGCTGGCGTCGGCGGGGATGTCAACCAGACTGATTTCAAATGGCATCCAACGGGTGACGCGGTATTCGTCGGGCTTGCCCTCACCGTTGGTTTTGGTGAGCGTGCGCTCGCCGATCTGGTAGCCGATGGAGACGTTGCGAACCAGTCCGTCGGCGATGTCCTGGCGCAGATCGGCCAGGGCCTCGCGGCGGCTGACGATCAGATCCGCCTCCATGCGGCCGTCGGCGAGCCAGGCCTTTTCCACGGCGCCGATGGACGCCAGCGGGGTGTTTCCAACGGCGGTGTAGCGGTCATGGTTGGCCAGGACAGCGGCGCCGCCATTCAGGCGGGTCAGGTCAACCTCGTCGTCTTTGTGGCCCAAAACCTCGATCCAGGGTTCATCCCACCAGCTGCTGCGCAGGTAGGGGGTTTCCGAGGAGACCGACAAGCGCAGGCGCAGCAAGCCGTCGTCGGCCTGTCCCGGTTCGGCGGCGCGGATGGTCAGCGTGGCAGGAAGGCTGCGGTGCAGGTCTCCGTCGATGCGTTGGCGCTTGGTCATGGTCTGGTCAGGCATGGGTTCGTGTTGTGGTGAGGATGGACGGTCGCAGCGGACATTCGTAGGGCAAGAAATGTCCTACTTCGCGGCGGGCTGACTGGCGCCGCCGTCACCAGCGGCGACGGCATCGATGGGGCCTGGGGTGACCGGTCCATACAGCAACTCCTCCGCGGCGATCTCCTCCCGGACCTCGTCGGTGTCGTCGCCCTGCTGGCGCTGGAGACGGGCGCGGCTGGTCAGGCGCAGGGCCAGGTTGAGTTCGTTGGCCTTGGCGGCTTTGTAAGGGTCCAATGGCGCCCAGCGGCGGGCCTGCCAGGTGGCGGCAGTGCGGTACTCAGCCAGGCGGGAGGTTTTTAGCCCAGGGGTGGCCAGCACCAGGTAGGGCAGTGCGGCGTTGAACACCTCGCGGTGCAGCCAGTCGCGCAGGCGGGTTTGGGTCTTCTTGTGGTGTTCCCGCTCGGCCAGGATGCCGACCTGGGCAGAGGAGTAGTTCACCGCCTCCAGGTCGTTGCCCAGGCTCACATAGCTGACGCCGCGCCCGGCTGCGAAGCCTCTCACCTGCTGCTTGACGTAGCTGCCGGCCTCGATGTTGGGCCAGGCGGATTCAAACGGCTGGAATTGGTAGCCCTGGGGCAAGGTGTCGAACTGGCCCGGCACCGTGGTGGCGTATTTGTCGGCAGCGGCCTGGATGGCCTGGATTTCGTCCGGGGTGAGCACCTTGCCCGCCGCCTTGGCGGCCTCCAGCACGCTGGAGACGATGGTATCGGCGAACCCGGGCGGGGCCTCGCCGTTGGGGCTGAAGAAGAAGCCCTGGCGTTTGGCGGCGTTGCTGCTGGCCACAGCCGCGGCTTCCTCGAAATCCTTGAGCAGCCACAGACGGCGCGCACCCACGGTGAGCCAGGGGATTCCGCGCATCTGGTGCACTTCCTCCACCAGGTAGTGGTGGCGGATTTCTTCTGCCGGTATCCGCACATGGCGCCCGACGGTAATGTAGCCCGAGGGCAGATCGCCCGCTTTTGCCATCTGCAGCCAGTAGGCGATGGGACGGCCGGCGTCGTCGATTTCCTTGCCCATGCGGATGCGGTTGCCGCCGAACTCGCGGTGGTAGGTCACGTCCAGCAGGGTCGGGTCGAGGATCTGGATCTGGAAGCGCATCGGGCCGGTGCCGGGCAGCAGGCGATAGAGCAATTCCCCGCGCCGGGCCAGCGTCTGCAGGGCCAGGGTTTCGGTTTCTGCCCAGGAGAGGCCTGATGCATCGGCGTCACGCTCACCCCAGCGGTCGAAGGCGCCTTCAAGCAGGGCGTTGGCCGCTTTGTCCTGGACCTCCTTGCCGCCCTGGCTGGTGGTCAGCCGCATCTGCAGCGCCATGCCATCCGGGCCCAGCACGTTATCGTCCAGGCCGATCAGGTAGCTCTGTGCCCATTCGTTGTTGCGGGCAAGATTGGCTGCCCGCGCCCACAGCGTGGGCAGCTGGCGAGACAAGGCGTCGTTGATGTGGACCTGGCTGGTAGACCAGCTATCCGTCCAGGCGGGTGTTTCAGCGGCCTCGAAGTTGCGCTGCGCGTGGCGCATGTCGGCGATGATGCGGGCCTGGGTCTGTGCCGCAGCCACCTGCACGGTGGTATCCAGCCATTGGCGCCGAGTCGTGGCGGATTCGCCGCGGCCGAATAAAGATTTCAGGAGGTTCATGGCGGCTCAGAATCGGGTGATGACCCGGCCCGGGGAGCCGCCGGAGAGTAATGCCTGGGAAGCGGTCTCCCGGAACACCTCGCGCTCATAGTGCTGGATCAGGTCGGTGATTTCCTGGCTATCGCGGAACTTCACGCGACGGCCGGCGATGTCGTATTCGGCGATATGGGCCTTGCCACCGGCCAGGTAGGCCTGCAAGGCGGCACGGGCGTTGTCCAAAGCGATACGGTTGGCGCTGCGACCATCGAAGGTGGCGGCGGTAGTGAGGTCGGGCAGGATGGCAATGGCCTGCTGCCCCAGGGTGACACGCTCGTCGGTGCGTTCGACGTAGGACACCAAGGTGGCGGCGCCGGCGGGCCAGTTGTGGGTTTCGGTGGCGCTGAGGCTGACGCTGTAGCCGTCTCCGGTCGCCGTGGTGGTGATGTCCACCGCGGTCCCCGTGGGCCAGAGCAGCCGATATTTCAACGACCAACCCGCTTCGGAGGGGTAGTCGGTCAGGTCGGTTCTGCTCCAGGTGCAGGAGTCGCCGGCGCGGAGTGTGGTGGGTTCGGACATGGAACCCAGCATGGCCCGCGGTGGCGGACATTCGTAGGGCAAGAAATGTCCTAGCGCAGACGCCGGAGCCTCCTGACGTGGCGCGCGGACACGCCCAGTATCTGCGATAGCCGTTCGGACGATTCCTGAGCATCGGTTGCAGCCAACTGTTCGAGGCGTGCCCGCTTTGCTGCCCGTGGCACGTACACCCGCTCGGTTCCCGCACGGTCTGACAGCAGGAGCTTGAGGCGGTCCCAGGTAGCGTCGGAGACCTCTGGCAGATCGTCCCGGAGCTGGGAGAGCAAAACGAACAGATTGTCACCGGCCATGTCGGGCCGCCTTGCGTCCTGCCAGCATCGCAGACAGCCGCGCCTGTGCCAGTTGGGTGGTGATGTCTGCCGGTGCCAGGGCTGGCTCATCTATTGCGGCCGGCTCATCTGGTGCAGACGTCTGCACCGGTGCCAAGGAGGGGGAGGGGGAGGGGGAGGGTGGGGGCAAGGGCTTGTCGGACGCAGCTGCCGCCAGCAAATCCCCTTGCCGCAACCGCAGTTCATCGATGTCCCATTGCCCCGGGCGGCGCAAGTGCAGGTGCAGGTGGCGGGCCAGATAGACGGCATACACCGTGCAGTCGAGCGCTTCATTGCGGCGGTCGGTACGGGGTTTCCAGTGCCGCACCCGGTGATTGTTGCGGCTCGGGATCTTGATCTCACTCAGGAGCTGTTCGTAAAAGTCGGGCCGCACGGTTTCATACCAGTGCATCCGCCCTGGGCCGACCCCATCCAGCCGGACCCGCCCCGCCTCGGTAGCCCATCCGAGCAGCAAATCCTTGGCGCGGGCGGCGCCCACTATGTGGACCTGCAGGCCGTAGCGGCTGGCCTTGGTGGCCAGGTGGTTGGGGTCGATTTTCTTCGGTGGCGTCCAGATCTCCATGCGCCCCTCTGTCTCGCTGGCCCCCTTGAGCGCCAGCACCGGCAGGCCCGGGCGGCGGCGCTGCTGGGCGCGGACGAACGAATACACCGCTTCCGATGTCTGGCCGTCGCCGGAGTCAATGCCCACCGCGGCGATGCGTAGCGGCGCACCGGTAGCATGGCGCACGGTGCGGTCCATGAGCTGTTCCAGTTCGATCCACGCGCCCTGGCCGGCAACGATGGTGGGGCCGTACAGCTCGCCCCAGTGGGCCAGCCACATTTCCTCACCGCGCCCGTGCACCCAGACGGTACAGGCCAGACGATCGTGCTGAACGTCCACCGTCAGCGTGGGGATCAGCCCGCCGGAGGGGCAGGTCCACTCCGGGTAAGTCTGCGCCCTGGCGCGCAGCTCGTCTTCCTCGGGCAGTTCGCCCTTGTACTCCCAGGGCAAGCCGCGACTCGCGTTCCAGAATGCAACCATCTTCTGCGGTTCACCCCGCTCCATCTCGGCTTCCGCCGTGAGGAACTTCTCCGCCAGGATGGGGACGTGGCTGCCGGAGAAGGTGCTTTGCAGTTCGTTGAAGTAGAAGCCCAGGTCCGGGCTGTCCGCCGTCGCTACCCATCCATAGTCCGGGCCCTGCGCGGCGGCCTGGCGGATGTTGGCGGCACGCTCAGCATCGGTCCAGGCACCGCCGCAGTGGGGGCAGGTGTAGTAGGCATCCTCCCAGCGGGCGCGGCCGTAGACCTCCCGCATGGGGTAGCGGGCATCGATGTCGGGCGAATTCAGCTCATCGGCGCCCAGGCCGTACCCGGGAATGCGTACGTTGTCCCAGTTGAGGTCATGCGTGCCGCCACACAGGTGGCACGGCACCATAAACCGGCGCTGGTCGGTGGTGCGCATCTCCTTCTCCACCTCGCTCGCCCCCTTCGCCGTGGGCGTGCCGCCGATCACGATCAGGCTGTTGCGGATGGTCTTGCTGCGCTCGCGCAGGAGGGCGATGGTGTTGCCCTGGCCCTTCACGTCCTTGTTGGTGTCGTCGGGCTCTTCAACGTACAGGGCAGAGGCCGAGGTGGACTTCACGTCGCTTGGCGAATTGGACGCTACCAGCTTGAGCAGTCCGCCCGGGTAGTGCTTGCGCGTGGTGCTGTTGCCCTCGGCTCGGCTGCGCAGCCGGATGCGATCGGACAGAGGTCGCGTGGCCCGCACCATGGGCGCGAACTTCTCCGCGTCGAAATCCTTGGCCGATTTCTCGCGCGGGAACATGGCGACCTGGACACACGGCCGCCAGTGGATGCGGTAGCCCATGAGGGTGCAGACCACGCCGGCGGTCCATGCGATCTGGGCGGATTTCTGCCCGACTATCCGCCGCACGGCAGGGTTTCCGGCGGCAGCTAGGACGCCCCGCAGGGCCGGGATGTTCTCCGTCCGGAACGGCCCGGAGTAGTCCGGGTTTTCCTCGGGCGAGAGGTAACGGTATTTTTCCGCCCACTGCAGCGGCGACAGGGGCGGACGCGGGCGCAGCGAGGCGAACACGCGGGCCAGCAGGGCGTCGAGCGCGGCCTGCTGGCTCATCAATCCTCAGCCTCAGAGCCAGCCCGGCGCCAATCCGCCAGCCGGGCCAGAAACGCCTCAAACTCCGCCTGCAGCATGGCCTCGCGCGCATCCTGGTCGGCGGGCAACTCACGAGCCAGGCGCGGTACCGCATCCAGCCACGCCTCGCGCGCCCCGACAAATGCGGCCTGCAGCTGCGGCTCCAGCTGGTCAGCCGGGATCAACTGGCCGCGCCGCTCCGCGTTATCCATCTCGATCGCGTCTGCCTTCACGCGCGACAGCCGATCAGACGGCGTCTCCCCCCGCTCCGAGGCCTTCCAGGCCAGGTGCCAGGCGATGACCTGGGCGGACTCGTATTCGTAGGCGTCAAACGCCGCGCCCATCTTTGCCACCGGGAACCCGGGCCGAGACTGCCACTCATTGATCGTGATCCGCGACACCCCGAACAGCGAGGCCAGTGCGTCCTGCCCGCAGATCAGCATGTATGTAAACCCCCTACCGCGCCCAGAACCAGAAAAAACACGTGGTTCGAACTACCAGATCGGAAGAG